GCTGCCCGCGCTGCTACGTACAGCGCGTTCCGACTGTGTTCCTTTCATCGGTGTCGCCTTCTTTGTCCTGCCTGTATGTGGATTCCCCCGTCGTCCTCACCCGGTCGCTGTTCAGCCACTTCATTTTTGGTAACGCCACAACGACAGTGGCCACTCTTATTCTCTTCTTCTGCATCGTCACATGTGTCTAAGAGACAGGTTATACTTGTATTCTTTTTTAATACATTATTAGGTATAGTTACTGATCTCATATTTTTATTTATAAATCGCCCTAATACTTTTACTATGTATGGTTCATCAACCAATAATTGTATTAATTCAATCTTTTTCATACTTAATTTTAATTCTTCTTCTTTTTCTTCATAGTTATTAGAACTAGTACTTTTTTCTTGTTTTAATTTTTCTAATTTATTTTCTTCTTTTTCATTCATATCTTCTAATATATTTGATACACTGGTTTCTATTTTAAAATAATCTCCCATTTGGAACAGTGTGATTCTAGATAGAAGTTTTTTTAAATCAAATTTATGTATTATAAATATCGATACTATAGATATAATTAGTACTTTTACATTGGCTTCTGTTAATACCGATGTAATAACAGCATTTAAACATCTATATACAAACTTAATTGAAATATTACTACAAACTATTAGATGAGTTTGTAAAGTTTTTATACTTATATTTCCATAATAAAAATTAGTATATACAAAAAACATAAATATAAATATACTAATAATTAATATAAATTTAGTAATTGTATTAATTTTTAAAGTTATTTCTTTCTTCATTTTAAATTTACCTTAATTTTAAATTTTTCTATAATATTATTAGGAGTAAATAAGTTCTTACATTTACAACATCTTATATTATTATTTTTAAGTACATTATCAAAAGAACAATAAGGACATGTTGTAAATTCTTTCATATCCAATATATTCATCTCTAATAATTCATGCATTTGGTCATATAATTTGGTTTGTGATATTTTAGTATTCTTCAGCAAATATGACATAGATATATACTCAACACCGTTAGCATTAGCACATACAAACTTATCTATTATGTATTTATAATCTTTTATAAATTCACGATAACTTATACTCATTGAAGAATTCTTTACAAACACTTTTTATAACCTCCTCATTTAAAAAATTATTTATACAACAAATTTCTCCTTCATGTTTTAAATCTACAATTGTACCATTAATACAACATTCTATTTCTGATATTGTAAGTCCTTCATTTTTAATATCATTTTCTATAGCATCTAATCTTTTTCTATTATGAACATAATTTCTTTTAACACTTCTTATTAAACTCTTTTCTTCTTCTTTAGTATCTATCGAAGATGCTTCTATTATACTTACTAACTTGCTTTGATTTCCTTGCTTTATATCATTTATATATTCTTGAAAATAATTTTCTAAATATTGAATAAATGAATACTTAAGAATATTTCTATTTGACACATTTAAGAATAACTCTCTAAACGCTGCTTTTTTATAAGTTATTTCCTTAGAAATGTTCCCATCTGAATTATTTAAATCATTAAAAAACATAAAAACAAGTTTATTATTTAAATCAATTATAAATTTACAACAATCATATAAAATAATTGTATCCTCTTCAATAGTTCCATCATCTAAATTATTACTAATATCTACGCTAATAATTCTAGACATCTTTATTATAGAAAATTCATCATCATTTTTGTAATAAGTAACTCTAAAACAAGAGTCTAATTCTCCATCAAAATACTCATCATTTTCTATTTTTATATCATTTCGTTCTTTAAATAACACATTGAATGTATTATTGGTTATTTCTTCAATGAAGGGCATCTCTTTATTCTTCTTATATTGCCTAATAGAAAAAACAAATACTTTTTTATAAACATGTTTTTCTAATATATTTAACAGCTCTACCTCATTAATATCCTTATATGTATTTAGATTGGCTATAAAATTTATTAAATCTCTCTCTCTAATCTCATAATTATAATTACTTTTTACAATATGTTTTACATATAAAAAATCTAATCCTAGATATTCTAGTCGTTCCCATCTATATGAATTATATTCTTCCATTTTTCCTCCATCATAAAATATATTCTTATTTATTTCTATTTATGATATAATAGAGGTAATAAAATAGACTCTATTATAACTTCGAACTCATGCTTGATTGGTAGTCACATCATGAGTTCTTTTTGTTTTGTATATTTACATAATACTATATTTTGTCCAATTTTTCCAGAAATAAAAAATAACTGGTAACTAAGAAAAAAGCTCTCTTAGTTACCAGTTATCCTGTTTTCTAACTTTATGTGTAATTCAGTCAGATATTATTATACTATATTTTTATCTAAGTGTTATACATTTCCTGAATAATCTCCAGTAATAAATAAATTAGCTTCACTAATTCTTCGCTTGTCTAGTCCATCTGAATACTCGTTATTTGCCTTATTCCACATTCTAAAATATTCTTTTACTTTTAGTGAATCTCTTCCACCATTACAAATATAATTATATAATGTAGATCTAAACAATGATTGTATTCCACAGTTATACGCAAAACTTATTAATGCATCAAATTGGTTACTATTTAAAGATACACCTTTATTATCTAAGTCATTCTTTAATTTATTTGCACAATTATTAGCTTCTTGTTTCAACCATTTTAATGCCTGTTCTTTTGTACAAGTAGATTCTAAACCATCTGGAAATGCTTCTGGAATCGAACAATAACAAGTACCATGTCCTATTGTCCAATAATCTTTAATACTTTCACCATAATAAGGATCAGCATAAGCTTTTTCATAAAATCCTTCCCAACTTCCAATAAATCTAGCACATTTTTCGCTTACTAAGTTTTCTTCTATTAAGTGACCATTTTTATCAAAAGAATATTGCTTTGCATTAATTGTTGTAGCACAATCCATATAACATTTACCCATATGACCATTACTTTGTTCTTCTAGGTAATACCATGTTCCATTATCATTTAACCAACCAGTTTTCATTGCTCCACTTGGATCTAAATAAAACCATTCTTCATTAATTTTAATCCAACCTGTTTGCATTATACAATTTTCATTAAAGTAATAATATTTACCGTGTATAAATACCCACCCAGTATATGCATATCCCTTATCTATATCTAAATAGAACCATTCTCCCTTCTCATTTTGATACCATTCAGTTATCATTTTCCCATCTTGTGCAAACCTATACCATTTGCTATTCCAGTATAACCAATCATTTTTTAACATTTTACAAGAACCTGATTGTAGAAAGTACCAATGTCCATTATCTTTAATCCAATCTCCATTAATAGCAAATGAATTTTTAAAATAGTACCATTCATCTTTAATTTTTTTCCATCCGTTTTCTATTAAATGTTCACCATCTTCGGAATAGAGCCAGTTATCAGTTATTTTATCTTTATTCCAACCTATTTTATATTTAGTTAGAGTAACTTTATTAGGTATATCAGTAAATCCCCATACTTCATCAATCATTTTTGTATCTTCTATGTTTACATAGCAATAACCATTCAAACACCAATATTTTCCCCAACTATTTTGTATTTTTAAATATAATTTATTGTCTTTATATTTATAACCTACAATAGCCATTGCATGACGACCACATTTTTTACCATTACTTGGATATTGTGCGATCCCATCTGTACCTGGATGATTTACATTATAAAAACTATCATATAATACTGTTGTTATAACTAAAGGTTTCTTTTCATTATATAAATATATAGGAACATCTTCTAAATCAACTCTTACATATGATTGACATTTTAAATTTTTTGCTTTTTCTATTAATTCATATTTGTTATCTAAAGAATCAAATAAATTACTTATCTTTGGATAATCTTCTAGATTAGGAAAATCTATTTTAGGAATTATTCCGCTCTCACAAGCTAATTTCATAATTTCTCTTGTTATTGCACCTTTTCCTAATTGGCAACCATATTCATCTCTCATAGCATTTAAAAATCCTTCTGATAAATATTCATTTGTATTTTTTATTATTTCTATAAGAGCTGTTACTGATTGAAATGCACAAGTAGAAGTATTAGCTTGATTTCTAGGTTCAAATTGATAATCTATTTCAAATTCATTCGGTAAATCCTTATCATTATTGCTGCAAAAATCCTTGTAATTATAATCTCTCAAATCTATAGGACTTTCTATAACCCCATCTAAAGGTATTTCTTCGTAATTTAATTCATTCATAAAACTTCTCCTTTATATTCTCTATTTTAATAACAAAAAGGTAGCATTTATTGCTACCTAAAACTATTCTTCTTTATTTGATTGCTTAATTAATTGATTAGTATAAACTGCAGCTCCAGTTACTAAAATACCTTGTATTAAACCTTCTATATTAAAACCAATAAGCAGCATAGATAGTATTATTCCTATTGGTAATAGAATAATAGGTATATATTTATCAGATACTTTCTCTGTTCCTTTTAAAACTGTACCTATTATAAAAATAACTGGTACTAATATTAATGCACTTTCTGTTATATAATTAATAAATTCCATTTTAAATACCAACCTTTTTATTTATAATTTCTATTGAATCTATTCTATGATGTGCAGACTTAACACTTTGTTTAACTTCGATAATGTCTTTAGCCAAATCGTGCATTTGCCTATCTCTAGCTTTATTATCTAGTTTTATATCATCAACACCCCTAGAAATATAGTCTAATTTAGTAGCCACTATTGCTTCTTCTTTTGTGTCTAATTTTATATCTTGTGTTTTGTTACGATTAATGCTCCATAAAGTACTAAATACTCCTATAAAGCTGCATATTAATGCAACACTAATTGTTTCCATAAAGCACCTTCTTTCATAAATTTGTATATAAAAAGGAGACTAGACTTAACCAATCTCTTAAAAATTCATATTTTCAATTGAACTTTTATTATATATTTGTGTTCAAATCGGACACAAATATATAATAATAATGCATAAATAAAAAAAGACCTATATGGTCCTATTCTATTGCCTTAATATTTTTATCCTATAATCCTATTGCGAATTAAACTACTGGTCTTACTTCTGTATATTCTACTTTAGTTATTTCAGTATATTGTTCTGTTGTTATTTTCTTATAACTTACAAAATCCCAAACGTCTGTATTATTGTAACATCCCCAACAAAAATATCTTTGTACTTTTTCAAACCAATTCATATACTATTTACCTCCTAAAGCTATTTGTTTTGTTAAATCTGCTAAATCTTTTTGTAGTTGCTCTATAGCTAAATCCTTTTTAGCAATTTCTTTTGTATTTTGTGCTAATTCTTCTTGTAATAATTCAATTTGGCTTTTTGGTATATCTTCTAAAATGATATTGTGTGGAATTACAGACGTATCTATCTTTTTAAATCTTTTTCCTTCAGGGATCTCTATTTCTAAAAATTGTACTTCATTTTTGGGAATAGGATATCCCTCACTCATTTGTGAATATATTTTTCCTTCATTATCATAAATTATCAATGTTTTCATATTAATTCCTCCTTTTTTAGTCCCCAACGACAAGCCATTGAAGTGTATAATTGCCATTATATTCTTTTGGAAAATAAAATGGCATTACAGCTCTATTATATTCCACATAATTTGATGAACTAGGCACAATAACGCTACCTGTAATAGTTCCTCCTGAATAAGATCCATTTCTATTAAAAATAAAATAGTTATTATAAAAAATAGACATAGATAACGCTATATTACTATTTGATTCAAAATTTGATATTAAAACTGAAAAAATATGAGTAGGTATAAAATTAAATCCTGTTATTGTGATATCTGTTCTCCAATAATGATTACCTTCTGAAAAAACAACTGGTGTACTACCAACAACACATTTTTTCCCACCCATTCCCGCTATACTTATATTTCCTATTTTAGAAACTAAACTAGCCAAAGCTTCGTTTCCACTAGCACTTACATTCTTAGAATTTAAATTAGCTGCTGCTGTATTTTTATCTACTTGTATTCTATTTGCTATCTCTGTATGTGTATTACTTCCTGTAACATTTCCTACCTTGCCAGCAATAAGACTTTTCCCATTACTGGCATACTGAAAAGCCTCATTTGCTTTATCCATAGCAGTTTTTACAGCTAATGGTGTAGCTGCTTCTGTTTGACTTGTACTATTAGTAGCATTATTTAATTTAACTATTCCCTTAGTTGTTGTAGTACCATCTGCAATTTTTATATTATCTACTTTGTTCGCAATATCTTTCAATTGTTCAGCAACTGTAGTAGATCCATTCTTAACTACTGATGCATTAGTATGAGGATAATAGATATTCCCATCACTATCTTGAATTTCTATATTCTTTGTTGCCATTTTTATTCACCTCCTAAACAGTTTTAAAGAATAATTTTACTTGTGTACTATTAGCATAAGTAGCACCAACTCTAACATTTTCACCACTATCACCTTTTGCACCTTGTGCTCCTTGAGGTCCTCTATCTCCCGTGGCTCCCTTAGCTCCAGCATCACCCTTTGGTCCTTGCGGACCAGTTGCACCTTCATCCCCAGTATTTCCTTTATCTCCATTAGGACCTTGTATACCTTGGTCACCCTTGTCACCTTTTAAACTTCCATTATTTAATTTTTGTTGGAATGTTTGGCCATCCGAAAATGTAACGCAATCTGCTGATGTTAATACATCTACTTCCTTTACTACTGCTCCTGTTTTTTCATCTAGTAACTGCACTCTTACCTTTTCCACTTTTATCTTCCTTTCTATTACTCCATTATTTTAATTCCCATTTGAGGACTCACCTTCATATTATTACTTATACCCGTATTTACTACATCTGTTATCTTAAAATATAAAGTTTTATTATCTCTCTCATTTATATCTGGTAGTGTTTCGCTAATAACTAAATTAATCTTATCTTTTATTTGTTTATTAAGCTCATTAACTCTCAAACTTACTTCTTCAATTTCCTTTTTCTTAGCAAAAATAATAGTTGGATCTATTTTTAGATTGATGCTAGATGTATTAGATACAGCTAACACCATTTTTATGTTTATTTCTTTAGTGCTACCATCAGAAGCTGTAGGTTTATAAGTTTCAGCACATTTGGCTATAGCTAACATATTATTATCTTTATCAAAAACACCATATTCTCTAATCATAAAGCCACCATCAGTAGGCGGTATTAGTACCTCTATATTAATCCAATTTGGATTATCATCATCTACTGATACATGTCCTATATTGCATTCCCAAACAGTATTTATTAAGTCCAGCTGAGTTTCAATCGGATTATAATACTTTCCCCCTCCATCCCCTACTTTCATTTTCACAAAATCAATTTTTGTTCCTAGACCTAAACTATTCGCTATTTTAGCTTTTCCAATGCTTGTTAATATTGAATAAAATTTTTCATCCATTAAATCTCCTCCTTGGGATACGTTACTATATTTTCATTTCCTGCACTCTGTGCTATAGGAATTATTACATTTGTTTTATTACTAATATCATGTGGCACCCAGGGATAAACCACTATATCCTCTCCTGTAATGCCTATAGCACCAATGTATAAATCCCCTTTTGTTGTAAAAAATATATTTATTAGTTCTATCCATGAACGTGTATTTTTATATGCATTAATTAAAGTATCAAGTTTCTTTAAATCTTCTGGTGATGCACCTCTTTCCGTAATATCTATATCTAAACTAAAAAAGAATGGTTTGCCATCATATTCAAACCATTCTTTTAATTTAGTTTTACCGAAAACAGTGCTAGCTGAATCTATTACAGATTGTGGAGTTCCTTTAATCTTATGAAGTAGTATTGATTTTTTAACTAATTCTCTTTTTTGATCTAATGATAATGTATAGTCATAAAAATCTACATGAAATTGCCAGGCTAACGAATCAATAGCTTCTTCATTAAGTTCATCAATTCTTCCATAAATATAAACAAGCCTTACACTATCACTTAATTTTTGAAAATATGGATTAAGTGCTTTACATAAAGCTTGTACAAATATATCTTTCTGTAGATATGAAGTCTGCAAACTTAATAAATCAATTTTACTAAGATTCATTATTCCATTCCTCCATAATTAATATTTATATTTTTAACTTTAGCTAACTGTTCTTCTGTTAATTCTGAATATTTAGGAGATGTTATTAAAATTCTTCTTACTCCTGATATTCTCTTATTTTCAACTTCATAACTTGCAGCATCTTGAATTTTATATCTTAATTCATCTGGATTAATAGATTTACCAATAAAATCTTGTTGCCATAAAATAAAATCTCTTATAGCTCCATCTTTAAAATCAAGATTATTTCCTTCTATGGATTTTCTCCATTTTCTTTCATAGGTAGATAAATTTTTATCTAAATAATAAGTTAAATCAATATCATAATTAATTACTTCTGGAACTCCTGTTATAACATTATCTGTTAGTGGTCTAACATCTCTAGCAGAACATTTATTTAATATTTTATCTAGTATATCTTTACTTGGAATTTCACCATTGTCCACAGTAGCTAATATTTTAACAGTCCCTGGACTAGGAGATGTAACTTTTATTGATGAAATAGAATTGTCGGAAGAATATGCTAAATATTCATATGCCCCTGTTGGTCCTGCTGTGCTTTCACTTTCTAATTCAAGTCGTGCTCTTTCTCTAAAAGATGCATTATCCTCTAGGTCTGAACCAGAATTTGATATTTCTATATTATAAATTTCAGATACATATGGGATTGGATCAACCAATCTATTAATACTTCCAACTTTATATCCGTTATACTTATCACCTGTTGAAGCTGCTATCAGTTTTAAGTCTGACTGTATTTCACCAGCTTTAATAATTGCATCTTCTTTTACTCTAAACATTGCAATTCCGTCTGGTGTAACCTTAGTTCCACCTGGAATAATTATATCTTGTAACTGTAATTGTGATAACTTAACTATCCCATTACAAACAGACTCTGTTGGTTTTAATCTTTCAGTAGTATGATATTCTTTTGCAATAGTATCTAGTTTTTCATCTCTAGCAAATTCAAGTAAATTTTGATTGGCAGTATCATTAATATCATTATTAATTGCAACAATAATTGGCATTAGTGATCTTATAAACAGTTTTCTTTCATCACCTTCAGCCAAAGTTTCGCCAAGCTCTGTTTCAATTATAGATAATACATTATTAAAAATTTCATCAGGATTAGTTTTAACAAAATCAATCAATTGTCACCACCACCTTTATAAATGGATTAACTTCATCACTTACAGTAACTTTCTTTACTGTAACTCTCGGTTCATATTTTTGTATTAAATCGTAAGTTTCTTCAATTAATTTGTATCTACTTCTTGCAATTGTTAAATCTATATTATCTAAATCTCTGCCCATATTTCTAGCATAAGGAACTTCATTTTTTATTAGATTTAATATGTTATTTACATTTTGTAATATCTTTTCGTTTCCTTTAGCATTCCAATTAATTAATTGTTCATCAGAATATATTGTATAGTCCATATTTTTTCACCCTTATTAACTAGTAGTATTTTCTTTTTTTACTCCAGCTCGTGGATACTCTTTAAATGTTAATGTTAATGTTAACTTTATTAATTTACCATTAGGATGATATACATAATTAGATGGTGATACTCCTATCAATAAAAATTTATTATTAGATACAGGGTCATTTCCTAAAAATAACATATGAGGTATTTTAGAATACATTATGTCTTTCCATTCCTTAAATTCAGTATCACAATCTATTGTGTTAGACTGATTTAATATTAAATCAAAACTTGGATTTTCATTATTTATTCCTTTAATATATATAGAAGGCTTATCTCCATCAACCTCCTGTTCCTCTATATTTAACCCTAAATCATTTGAAACATTGCTAAATGTATATATTTTATCTTGACTAACTTCAAATATCTTATCTCCAAAGCCACCTAATGACATTAATTATCCTCCCACTTTCCAATAACACTTAATCCTTTGATACTATTGTTAAATGAAACAATTACAGAATCATTAATACTATATATCGGAGTATATTCACAACCTATATGAGTAATATCTCCAATTTTAATTTTACATTTTTGTGGAGAAATATTAATCCAATCAGATACAACATTATCTATATCTTTTATAGTTACTTTTATTTTATTTTCACTAACATCAGTTACAGTAGCTTTCTTAATCATTTATATTCCTCCAGTATCTTTCTAACTTTTAGCTTAGTTTTTCCATCTATAATAGATGTGTTCAACTCTTCAACTATATATTTTCCACTAAATAATGATAATTCTTCTATATTTAAAGTACTTCCTGCTGCAATCTTAGTATTCTTTATTACTGTAAATGTTCCATAAATCTCATTTTTATTAAATGATTTTAATATATTTTTAGAAAATCTATCAGCTTCTCCAATAGAATAAACTGGTAAGTTATTAATGTATAATAAATTATCTATAGAATTATCTACTATATAACTTCCTTCTATATAATCTTCCTCATTTGAACGTATGATGCAACCACCATAAATATAGTTTGATGTACATTCAAATTTATGTTTTCCTATAAAATCTTTTGGAGTTAAAGTTAATGCTGCTGTTTGTTTTTCTAAAAATGATGATGATATTATAACAGCCTTATTATTGGTTATTTTTAATATATATCCTTCTAAATTACATCTCTGTTTAAGAAATTCTATATTATTCATTTCTATCTGATCTACTCTTTTATATTTAAAATCTTTTATTTCATAAGTTTCTAATGTCAATCCTAATGATTGAACTAAATCATTTGCTAAATATTTAAATGTAACATTCTCCCAAGTTCTTGTATGTTTTGTTTTAAAATTCTTCTTTATTGATAAAGCTCTAACAGTATATGTTCCATTACTTAATCCAAAACAATCTACATACATTGTTCCAGTTGAATATCCTTCTTCAACAATTTCAATTGTATGACCTTTTTTAAATTCCCATGTTCTACACTCATTATTAATATCAGCAAAAGTAATGTCTATAGTGTCAGCTTTTGTTTTTATATTATCTGTAATATTACAACTAGTTACATTTAAATCAATCTCTTTTCCTTCATATATAACTTTCATAAAATCACTTCCATGGTGGTAATGTAGACTCTTCTTTTATATCTATTTTAGGTATTTTAACTATAACTCCACTTTCAAAAATTATAGTTCTTATTAAGTATGGATTAACTTTCATTATCTCAACAGAATATTTTTCATTTCCTAATAAATTAAAGGAGATACTATCAAAAGTATCTCCTGTTTTAGTTATATAGCTATTCATAAGCAACCCTCTCTTCTTCTTCAAAAGTTTGGATAACCCACTCTTTAAAATCTTCAAAATTTTGTTTTAAAAGTGCTACAGTGTCATTATCAACTTTTCCTGTTATTTGTGGTGAATATACAAATGTATTTCCTGTTCTCTTTTCTTTATTAGCTCCTATAGCTCCAGCTGTTTTTTCTAATAAGCTTAAACTACGAGGATTATTTCTTTTCAAAGGTATTACAGCTTCTGGACCTTCTTCACCAGCTATACTTACTCCATTTGTAATTCCACCTTTTGCAAGAAGCGGTATTTCTGGTATGCTTGATCCAAAGTGTTTTCCACCACCTGCCCACGACGGAACCCAGTCAGGTATATCTATGCTTATAGAATTTATTCCAGCAATAGCTCCATTTATCAATCCAATTACAGCATTAATAGGTGCCTTTGCCACATCTTTTATTCCATTAAATATTCCTGAAAATGTTTCTACTATTCCCTGCCAAGCAAGTGACCAATTTCCACTAAATACTCCAGTTATAAAATCTATAACACCTTGAAAAATAGTAAATGAATTAATTATTATATTTCCTATAAATTGAAAGGCATTTACTACTATATTTTTAATTGCTGAGAATGCAGCTATAAAAAGTGGTGCTAATACACCTGATATCCATTGAATAAATGGCCATAAAACACTATTCCAAAAATTTAATACACTATTTACAAGTGATTGTATTACTGGTAAAAGTGAACTTTGAAACCATGATACAATACTAGATATTGATGAATTAATAAAATTTCTAAATGATTCACATTTCATATATAAGAGTGTTCCTATCGCTATAATAGCTCCTATTGCTAAAGCAATCCATCCTATTGGACCCATTATAAATGCCATAGCTTCACCAAGTGTAGCGGCTCCGCCTGATACTGAAGAAAAAGCAAATCCTATATTAGAAACTACACCTGATAATTTACCAACCTTTTCAGTTATTGTAGCTATTTTACTAGCTATTGATAAAGTTGAAACAGCTGCACCTATCCCTAATATAATAGGAATAAAATTACTAATTATTTCAAATGCTTTTGGTGCATTATCGATAATAAAACTAAATACTTTCGCAAAATTATCAATAAACTTTTCTGCAAATTCTTCTATTTTAGGTCTTAATTCTTTTAATTTTGTTTGCATATTTTCTAGTGCAGCATTTATATTAGGTGCAAACTTGTCTATTATCTCTATTGCTGTATTTGAAATTATGTTAATTAATTTCTTAAAGTTACCAATTAAAGTACTATCTATTGTTTTTGCAGCTGCATCTAATGATCCATCAGTATTTTTTAAATCCTCTGTTAACGCAACTAAATTTTCATCTGTTGCATTCATTAACTTATTAAAAGCATCTAATTGATTCTTACCAGCTATCATAGAAATATAAGTGTTTCTTTGTTCTTCAGTCATTCCAGAAAGTTTTCCTTTTAAATCAAATAAAAATTCACTCATATTTCTTACATTTCCACTACTGTCAAATAAACTTATATTAAGTTTGTCCATAGCTTCTTTAGCTTGACCTGTTTTACCCATAAGATTTACAAATATTGCAGATAATGAATTACCAGCTTCTGAACCTTTTAAACCTTGGTCTGCTAGTTTATCCAATATTGCAGTACTTTCATTAAGTGGAATATTATAGTTTTTCATTGTTCCACCTACTGTAAGATATGAATCTAACAGATTTTCCATAGTAGCATTTCCTTTTGTTTGAGCTAATGCTAATGTGTTAGTATATTTAGTTGTATCTTGAGCTTTAAGTCCTAATGCACTTAAAGAATCTGTTATTTTATCAGAACAAACCGCAAGATCCATTTGTCCAACTATACTTGATTCTACTATTTCATTAACATGTTCTAAAGAATCAGATGAATTCCATCCAGCTAGTGCTAAGTAATTAAATCCATCCATTATTTCTTTAGAATTTTTACTCATAACATCTGATAATTCTATGGATTTTTTCTTATACGCTTCCATTATTTCTGGTGTTGAACTTTTACCAAGGGTAGCATTAACATTTGCTGCTGATTGCTCAAAATTTGCAAATGCTTTAACACCAACAACTGACATTGCTGTTACAGCACCAGCAGTAACTTTAGCAAGTTTTGTAAATTTATCCATTGCTCCAGAAGCAAGACTGTTAATTTTAGCAAAAGAGCTTTGAACACTAGGTTCTAATATTCCGCCTATATTTATAGTAGTTTTAATACTACTTGCCATGGCATCACCTCTTCATCTTATTTCTTTTTGCATATTCTTTATTTCTTCTCTCTACTTCATCAGCTAGAGAATCGTAATATTCAAAAAGATCTATTAAAGTCATGTCATAACAATCTTTTCTTGAATTAGATGTTTCTATAGTAATTTGTGCTATTATGTTTTTTAAATATCTTTTGCTTGGTCTCCACCCAAGTCTGATATAAAAAAATCTCTACCAATTGATCCTGCCCTCTTATAGTCTACCGCTGAAAATCTTTCAACATCTAAGTAATCTATTCCTGCAGCTTGGGCAAACATATAACATCCTAATATAGGATCCATTTCATAAGCTCCTGTTATCATATATCCATTTTTTCTAGCTGCCGCAAAGGCTGCATTAACATTTTTACCAGTTAAAGATTCAAAATCATATTTTATTTTAGTTATCATTTCACCATCAATTAGTACTGGCTTTTTTAATTCCAAATAATTATCATTTAATGCTTTTTCAATAACCTCTACTTCATTTTTTTCTACAACTGCAATTTCATTTTTTTCTTTTAAATTTTCCATATTATCAATTCCTCCTAAAGTAAAAACACCAAGATTAAATTTAATCCTGGTGTTTTTCTATATATTTATTAAATTAAAGATTTTTTGTTATATCACTTATTTGATCTATTCCATTTATTTTATAAACATTGTTTAACTTATCTATATTCAGCATTTCTGCTCCATCAACTATTCTTCTATATGCTAATACTTCATATTCATAACTTCCATCTTGAGCTGCCCCTCCAGCAATTTTACCTTCAGCAAACTTTTTAAGCTTAACTTTCATAAATGCCTTATTAGCAACAGTAGATGTATTTCCAGTAGATGTATCTATACAATCACTTACCCACCTTATTTCCAAATCACTATTTTTAAGCATTTCAACAGTTTTACTATTACTCGATCTAAATGATACAGTAGTAGTCATAGAACCTATTTGACTTAATGTAGGCAAATCTATTTCGCCTAATATTCCTGCTCCTGATATAGTATCTGTTAAATACTCTATTTCTGGCAATTCTACTTCTGTTGTATCAGGAACTAACAATTTATTACTATACACATTATATGCTATAGTCTTATTTTGTAACTTATCACTCATATACTATTCCTCCTTATCTGAATAAGCTTCTGTTATTCCTTTAGATGTATATTGTACTTTTTGACTTATAGACTTACCAATAGGAGTATTTGTAACTAATGTATTAAAAGTAAAATCACCATTAATCATATCTGATACTGGATTATTTTCTGATTTAAATTCTATTTTTCCATAAAGTAAGCGACCTGAGCTAACATGAGAATCTAAAATCATTTGTTCACTATTAATTAAAGAATCTACATCATGTCTTGTCATTGCATTATCCACAATTCCAGTATTTCTTAATTGAAAGTCATTTAATAAATATTTATTCATAAACACATTAGTATCAAAAATCTCATCTGGCTTAGATGTTACTCCATCCTCATAATTTGCCATATGTGGACCCCATAAAACATATCTGCCACCATTATATATAGCTGTAGTTATTCCTGATGCATTGAGTTCATTTGCTCTATTTTGACTAAACTTAATAATAGATCCCTTTGCAATTATTCCCGTTATATCAATTTGTTTATTACTAGGAGTCTGATAAGGTATATTATTATATTTAACATCTGTTTGCATTTTAGCTACAATCGCTAAAATAGATAAATATATCTCTTTCCCACCCATAATACCTTTTGGCCAAAATAATTTTTCTTCATTTGAATTATAACCATTAGTTTTTTTCCACTTTATAGCTTCATCTATATTAGATATTGATTTTGAATCAATATCCGTAAAAGCTGTTGCTTCCCATTTATCAGATATTTGTTTAGTAGATGAAACTAAAGCCTGTCTTACTTTCGCCTTTTCATTAAAACCTGGTGCAGTAATTATAGTAGGAACTACATTTAAATCTTCATAAACATCTTCAATAGCCATAATTCCTGTCCTTGACTCTGTTTTTTCATCATATGTTCCAATTATGTCACTTTCTACAATAGCACTTGTATCTATTACCTTACAAGTTATAGAAAGTGTATCAGGAACCTCTTTCTCACTTAAAAATATTATCTTTAAATATCCTTCATGAGTGTATTCTAGTTCATAATCTGTATCTAATTCATAATCAGAAATTGATATTGAATCAATTAATACATGTTCTTTTATTATTCCAACTTTATTAATAATATTTATTTCTTCAGTTTTACTACTAGCCTTAGATATATCTAATACGTTGATAATAACAATAGGTCCTATTGGTTGTATAGAATTTTGAAAATGTGCATATATTGCAGCACTTAGTGTAAATTCTTCAAAATTATCATTTGAAGAATAGCCTGTTTTTCTAATAGCCTCTGGTAATGTTTTAATTAAAATAGGCTTATTTATATTTCTATTATTTCTTTCAATTCTATACATAGGAGCTGTACCTATATATACAGGTATATTTTTAGCACTTGTTATATCTTCTGTACTTGCTACTCTTGCACCATACAAACCATGTTTATATGACATTTTAACACCACCTTTTACAAATATCTTTCGTATCCATTTTTAATTTTAAAGTCAAATGGAGCAATAGACACATTAAAGCTAACATCTGCACTCCAGTAAGGATAGCTTTGCTCTTTGTCCATGCTCCATCGAATTGGTTTGTTTACATTAACTTTGTTTAATATAATTGGATTTTTAGATAGTTCCATTCTTATTCTAGTAATAACATTAAGTAAATCAATATATCCTTCTACATTAGGAGATAATGTTTTATCTTCATTAACTTTACCAGGATCATATGTTATTACTTTTAATCTTATTGCTATTTCAGCATTTTCACTATCATCAATTCCATCATCTAACATAACTATAATTCCTGGAATATCATATCCATATTCATCTAAGTAATTTTTAGGAGGAACCCACCCTTTATATATAGCTAGATTAACTAGTTCATAATCCCCTAATATTTTATTATTTACTGGAGGCTTTTTTAATTGAAAATGCTTTGATATATTTTCTTTTAAAAATTCTACTAAAGCATTTAATATTTCTACATCATTAATAATAATCACCCTTTCATTTTTTTTAGAAGTCTATACTCAACCTCATGCTCTAATCTCTTCTGTAATTGTTTATTAGCTTCATCAATTATTACATCACTAACTTTAGTATTGCTAATCATTTGAGGGATAGATAATGTTTTAAGTACTTTTATTGGATACCTAGATTTCCCTTCTCTTTTTACAATATGATTATTTCCATTTAAGTTAGCTATAAAAGCTTTTGGAGTTGTGTTAATAGGTTTTGTTCCTGATTTTTTAACCTTTACTTTAATTTTCTTTCCTTTTTTCCAACTACCAGCACTTCTTGAAAATCTACCTAATGTTAATCTATTTCCATCACTTATTATTTCACCAGAAAGTTTACTGGGATTTGATTTTTTTATTTTAATAGTACTTTGTATTTCACCAGCTTTAATATTATAGGTTTTTCTGACTTCTTGCTTTAATTTCTTATTGGAAAAAGTCACTGTTCTATTAATAGCTGCACTTGATGCTTTATTTATTTCTTTTGGAAATGTACTCAATTTATTTAAAGTTTTTTTCATTTGTTTACTATCAATTTTAATACTTACAGCCATTAGTTAATATTCGATTGAAGTATTACTTCATACACTCCATTATCTAATTTAACATCAAATACATTGTAAGCTACTCCATCAAAATACTGTAATTCATTTGTTTTAAGTTCTCCAATATCGTCCGCCTTAATGTAATATAATAAATCAGCTTGTAGTATACCATCATATTCTTTCTTATTTCTGTCCTTAAGAGTCTCATTATCTATAACAACATTAAAAACCTTTCTATCTATAATGTGCTCTTCTCCAAATTCATCAATATTAAAGAAAATATTATTTAAGTCTTCTTGTATTTGCTCTTTAAAATTCATAATTTCACCTCAAAAAACTAAGAATAATAATCTATTCTTAGTTTATAATACTGTTGCAACCAACCAGCTATCTGCATCTTTTGGTGCTGGCAATGGTCTAGACGTTAATCTTAATTTGTCAATTTCATTTTTATCATCAGACATATACTTTGGTACTCTTATTCCTTCATAGGTAGACCATGCACCATTTTCTTTTTGTGTAACAGCTCCATAATATCTTTTTCCCATTCCAGTAGAGCCCATTAATACTTTACCTGATGGAATTATAGGAGTGTCATTCTCTTTTTCATCTAAATAGTACTCTGTATAAGAATATAATTCTAATCCTAATCCAGGAAGTTTACCTATAAATGTAACCCCTTGACCTTTATAACTAGGCTCTATTGCTCCTATATTTAATCTTTGTATATCTAGCATTTTTTGAATATCTGGAGATTCAATAAATGCATCAACTACATCATCTGCTAAAATACATATATTAGGTGTCATTCCTGATGATTTAATAATTGATTTTCTCCATTTTTCTAAGTCTTTATATGGATTTACTTTTGTATTATCTGCTTTTAAATAATTTTCCATAGTCCATTTTTCAGCTGCTTTTAATGTTATTAAATTAGTAAAGTTATAGTCAACTTTATATTCTGCCCCATCAACTTCAATATCAAGAGATCCTTCTGTTAATATTTTAGAACACATCCACTCTTCTCGTCTTGTAATAGCTTCATCTAATTCAACTAAATCATTAGCAAGCATTATTCTAGCTCTTTCATCTGGAGTTCTAGTACTATAAACATTTTCCCCCATAGTTCTTTTATTAATATCATCAATTGTTATTACTCTTTCAGGTGCTATTTTAGGAGTAGTAATTGTATCAGTATTAAATCCATCTCTATCTAATATTATTCCACCAACTCTTGGTGCGACAAATGGAGCTAATTTTCTTTTACCTTTTTTAACATCTACTTCCGCCTTGTCAGTTAATAATGTTTCTATTTCAGAGAAAAAGGTATCTCTTAAAAAAGTAAATACTGGTTTCTTTTGCTCTATTGCTTGTAACATTGTTTTAGTATCATAAAGTCCCATTAATAAATCCTCCTATTTAACAAATATTCCTAATATTCTTAATTTATTTTTATAAGTATCTATATTGTCTGAATCTCCAACAATAAGTGATGATCCATTAAAATATCCACTTATATATCCTGTTACTTTAACATTACCATTAGTTGCATCAACATCATCTGTTAATATACATTCTGGATTTTCACTACCATCAGACACACTAGAATCAACTTTTTTAGCTAATTTACTTTCAGTAACTATTCCAATAACTGTTCCTCTCTTAAGTTTTTGACCAGATGCTATTGTAATACCCTCTACCAAAACAGGTATATTATTTCCAGCAAACAAATTATCAGGAATAAACTCACCTTCTTTTTTAAACAAATCCATTAATCTCTACCTCCATTCATATATTTTGCCATAAATTCTGCAGCTTCTTTATCTTTAGATTGTGAAGTTTTATTTTCAGGTTCCTTAACTGCAGGTATATTATTAACATTTGAATTATCTGCATCATCTTTTAATGATTGCAAATAGTCATTCCCCTTATTTTTTTGAGATTGAATAATTGCTAAAGCAACCTTTTCTGCTGAATCCCCAGTTTCAAATTTAGCTTTATTTATAATATCTTCATTGCCTGGAATAGCTAAATCTTCTATTGACTTAATCCTTTCTCTTTCATTTTTAATAGCTTCATTTACAATTTGATCATAAACATCTTTATGTTCATTTTTTATAGTGTTTATATCCATTTTATTTGCCTCCTGTTTTATATTATTTTTATTATCATCTATAGTTGAATCACTATTTACAACTATAGGTTGATTCATGGTAGATTCTTTAAATATATTTTCTATAAGCTTTTTCTTAAGTTCATCAACATTAGTACATTTTTCTAATTCATCTAATAGTGCATCGTCTGAAATAGCATTATATATCATTGGTGTTGGATTTAAATTAACTTTATTTTCTTCAAACATTATCCCATCTATAAGACCAAGCTCTTTACATTGTTCTGATGATAACCAAGTTTCATTCTCCATAAGATCTCTTATTTCTTTTTCACTTTTTCCAGATTTAAGTGTATAAGCTTTAGCTATTGTGGAATCAGTTATTTGAAGCATATTGCTTGTACTATCCATGTTTTGATGTGGTCCTTCAGCATATGTTGATGCATTATGAATCATCATTTCAGCTAAAGGAGACATAAGACATTTGCCTGCCATGCATATAAATGATGCTGCACTTGCTGCTAATCCAATTACTTTAAATGTGACCTTCCCCTTATATTCTCTTATCAAATTGTATATTTCATAACCATCATATACACTTCCACCACCACTATTTACATAAATTTCAACATCATCTCCATTTGCATCTTCTAATGATGATGATATATCTTTTGCAGAGGTAGCTGGAATACCTAAAAAGTTATAAATCCACTTATTGCTTTGTGGTATTATTCTTCCCTTAATATCAATCTTCTTCATCTTTTTCCTTCTCCTTTCTAACATTAACTATACTATTGCTATTTTTGAGTATTTCTTGTCTCATCTTTTCTTCCTTTACTCTTTGTCTATGATATTCATTAAAATTACCACCAGTTAATTCAGCAGTCTCTTTTGCTCGTGTTGAAAATCCATTTTCTACTCTTATTACAGCAGCATTTGCTTCTTTAACTGGATCTAGTTGACCTTGACTTGGGCCATTCCATTCAGCTTTACAATAAGCTTTTCTTACTATTTGAGAATCAAAAAAACCAGGTGCATATATTCTTCCCTTGGCTACAGCTTCGCACATCCATTCCTCATATATAGGTTGACAAAAATCATTTGCTAACCATTGTCTTCTCATTTTAAACATTTTCCAAGCCTCTAATAACGCTGCTCTACTAGCTGAATATGATGCATTAAATTGCTTTAACAATAAATCATGTGGTATTTCTAATGCAGTTCCAATTTGTTTACAAATTGCTGATACAAACCCCTCAAATGCTGTGTTGGGTCTTCCTGGATTTACTTCTTTTACAGATTGACCTTCACCCAATTCTAATATAGATCCATTACCCAATTCATATGTTGAATCATCATTTCCATCTATTTGATCTTCTATAGGAATAGATTCTCCAAATGCTGGAGCATCATTAGTATTTTTATTTTCTATAAATACTGTAAACATTCCAGATACAACTGCAGCCATAAGTTCTGCATCTGTATATCTCCCTAATTGCTTAAGACTTTCAATAACTGGAGATAAAATTGGTACACCTCTTCTTTGTCCTATTCTTTCACTTTCCATGATATGCAATACATTTCTTCTTCCAGTTGTAGCTCCAAAAGCCTCAACTCTTTCCCATTCTCTATTTTTATAACTTTTTAAAGATAAAGGATGAAATTTTGCTATGTGATATGCAACTACTTCTCCCGAATCATCGCATTCAACTCCACCACTAATGTTTTTACTTAATTTATAATATGGATCACATACTCTATCAGCTTCGATTAACTGAATTCTTAAATCATATACTGAGCCCACTCTTTCTTTATATGGTAATAAAGCAATTGTATCGCCACACATAAGGCTACTTAAAAATGCAAGTTGCTGTAATTCATAAAAATCATTTAATCTAAACATATCGCAATTAACGCTTTCGGCCCACAATGTGAATTCTCTCTCTATTGTCGCTTCTAATTTATCAGCATCATCTCCATTTAATCCTAAAAATAAATAATCTATATTAGATTTTAATTTTAATCCTGGACCAACAACATTAGTTCTTAATGTTTTTAATGCTCCTGTTGCAATTGGAGCACCCATATATAAATCTCTTGATCGTTCTCTTAGTACTTGAACATTTTCTTCTATGTCATCTTCAGGACTACCACCATTATAATTCCAACCTTTTAAACTTTTTTTATATCTACTTCCTCCATAATGTGAATATCCACTATTGCTTATTAATCCAAGTTGTCTTCTAGCTATTTCTCTTTTTAAAGCTCTTTGTGGTGATATTATGTTTATTGCTTTATCAAATATATTCAAATATACTCACATCCTTTAAAAATCTCTTGGTATTACTCTTCTCACCCTAGCTATTCCTTTATTATTTTCAATGTTTTTTGCTTCTGATAACTTTTTATTCCAATAATCTATAGTATTTCTTATTTCTGATAAACTAGCTCTTGTAAGAGTTCTAGTTCCCATACTATAACTTTGACCATTTATCACTGCTAATTCGGCTTCAAGCCATAAATCTAAATGTCTTTCACATATTTCTATTGATAATGCCATATTAATACTCCTTTATAATCCTTTTGATATTACTCTACCTTTTTTCCTTTTATTTATTGCTGATTGCTGAATAAATATATTACCATTCATATTTCGTTTTTTCATTTCTTCTAAATTTGGGTTTAATATTTCAAATGCAGCATTAGCATAATTCCTTAAATCAAGAGGTTCATTTCGAATCCCACTTTTTTTCTTAACCCATTCATAAGTTTTAATACCTTTTTTTATTCTTAATACTCTCTTTTCAGATGTTAATCCCTTAAAGTATTCTTCATTATATCCAGCTTCATCATCTAAAGGAAAATGACAATAGCCTGGACAATTCTCTAAATTCTCACTATTTTTTATTTTGAGTCTTGATAATATATTTTCCTTTCCAGTATCTACTCCTATAGGAAATAAAGCAGCTCTAACTCTATTATTTCTACTTGGTTTACCTACAAATGGTTTTCCATAGCCTCCAATTCCCTTTATCGCAAATATACGTCTATGTTCTCTTTCTTTGCAAAAGTAATAGACATCATCCGTATGATGTCCACCTGAATCTATGCATGCTGCTGATATAACTATACCTTCACCATCTGCATACCAAAAAGTTTGTTGTAAATATTGATCTAATTGATTCCATACAGCTTTTTGACCTGGATCTCCATAAAATACTTTATATTCTATTCCCCAGCTTTCTTTACCAATCCCCCATCCTTCTACTTCAATTTCTAATCTATCATCCTGAACATCAACTCCAGCTGTAAGAACTATAACATTACTAGGAACTTGAGATATATAATATTCTCTCCTATTTTTTACTTCATCTTCTTCAGCTCCATCACCTTCATCATCTTCCCATGTTTCTCCTAAAGTTGTATTTACCCAAGTTTTTAATGTTTCAGGATTACCTTTTGCTTTTTTAAAATCCTCTATTATATCTTCCCAACGTTCCCATGGTGATGCTAATGCATTTAAATGAAAACCTCTTTTTTTAATTTTTTCAGGATATTCAGCAATCCATTTTCCATTTCCAGCTTTCCATTCAAATTCATTACTTCTAGCTTTACAATATTTACACTCATGAGTTATGTCTTCAAATTTTATTTGTGACCATGATAGTGGCTGAAGTTTTCCGCATTTAGGACATGGTAAGCACCATTCTTCTTTTGAACTATCCTCGTATTCACTATCAATCTTTGAAATACCTTTTTCAGTTGGAGTAGAAACATAACATTTCTTTTTATTCCAAAATGTTTTTGTTCTTTTTTCTGCTAATGAAAGAGGATCACCTTCTATTCCAGCAGTTTTAGGAAATCTATCTACTTCATCTGCTAACAATATTCTTATTGGCCTTGAAGATAATCCAGTAGGACTATTAGCACCAGTCATTGCTATATATCCTCCTGGAAAACCCTTTTCTAATAAAGTGTTATCAGAATCTCTTGATTTTGCATCTTTGACCTTTTCTCTAAGTGTAGGTGTATCTCTTATCATAGGTGCAAGTCTTTTCTTTGAATAAGATTGTGATAAATCTAGTGTTGGCATTAACAGCATAATCGGAGATGGATCATAGTCTATAAAATATCCTATTATGTTATTTATTAATTCAGTTTTTCCTACTTGTGCGCTACTTTTAACAACAATAGTTTCAGTTTCTTTATTACTTAATGAGTCCATTATTTCTTTTTGATATGGTGCTCTTGAAGTTTTCCACTGTCCTGCTTCTGATGAACTCTCTTTTGATAATTTTCTATATTTATCTGCCCATTCAGATACAGTTAACTTAGGTGGTGGTTCTAGTATTTTTACAATATTCTTAAATAAATCTATTGTTTTTTTATTTATTCTCTTTTTCATCTATATCATCAATTTCAACATAGTCCTCATTATAAAATTCTTTAGGATTATAATTGCTTAATTCATGTAATAATTCTAAAACCTCTGTCTGTAGCACATCTTGTATATCTGCTATGGACTTCATTGTTAAACTTGGTGCAGCTCTTGAAGGTAATGCTAATACTTTAGACTTGAAATTTGAAAGCATATCATTCATTACTCTTTCAACATCATTTGAGAAATGCATAGTTCCACGCATAGCAGCTAATTCTAATTCAGTTTTTTCTCTTTTAGCCTTTTCTAATAAAGCATGCTCTTGATCGTAATCAACTTTATTTCCTTCAACTTTATTTTCTTTTAAATCTACTGTTGTTTTTAAAAAAGTAATATAACTCTTTATATTTTCTTGTAATGAATACTTTCCTCTAACAATCTTTTTTATAACTCCTTCATTTTCAAGTTGTCTTATTCTTCTAGGAGTTAATCCAAAAAGTTTAGCTAAAACTGTACTTGAAACTGTTACTTGATCAACAGAATCAATTTTTTTTAGTTCATTGCTCATAATAAACCTCCTTTCCTATCTAAAATTTCCGCTTTTTTATGTTAATTTATTATGATTTTTTAACAATACTAATATTAGTAATTTTTTTATTGCATCTATAAAATTTTCGGAAACGGAAACACTCAAAAATTTTTATTTATAACTAGACGAGTTTTGGGCATCGCTAGACCCTCTAAACATTAAATATTCTCACAGTACCTTTTTATAAAAGTAAGTTTTTGTATATAATATTTTTTATAAATTATTTTCTTTGTTTAAGTGCTCCACGTTCCCTCTTATAACTATCATGCCTCATGCATTCTTTAATATCATCGTATGGATAATAATACATGTCTAATAGTTCACACTTGTTAAGTTCTTTACACTTACCACATACCCCAGGAGACTTAGCACAACATATTTTATCTCCACTAAATTTTACATTTAACCTTACTCTTTTTCTTTTCATAACTAAGCCTCCTTATTTAAATAAACAAAGCTCTATGCAATCTAAATAAATAGATTGCATAGAGCTTTATGATTATTATATGGTAATTATTATATTTTATTGTATATTATTATTTAATACCCTTAATTTATAATAATTGCTAATATCATCTTACTATATATAATTGATACTCACAATAGCATGAAATGTGCATGAAATGTGCAAATTAAATTATATCCCGTACACTTTCAGGGAAGAGTATAGTTATTAACTTATTAATCAACCTCTTCCTATTTCTAGATATGGTTGTCCTATCTTTTTTTAAATGTTCCGCTATTCTTTCATCCGTATCTAACTTTTCCTCTTCTGTATTTAAATACTTAAATTGTATTATATTAAAGTATTTATCATTTTTTATCTTATTTAATGCATTATCTATTTTGTTTAAATCCCTTTGAGTTTCTATCTTTTCAGTTTTATATTTCTCTATAAGTTGTAGATATCTGTCTTCAGCAGTAATGCTTCCACCAGCACTAGAATAAACAACTATTGATTTACTTGCTTGAGGTAATCCATTTAGCTTTATATCCTCTATATCCTCTTCTTTTTGTTTTATAGCTTCTTTTAAGTTTTCATAATTATAAAGTAATATTTCTACTCTCTTATAAAAAGGGAATTCTCTTCTAATCATATTCTTGTTTCTAAATTCTTCAATAATTTCTTTAGCTGTTTCTTTAGCTGTTTTTTTTATAGTTTTGTTTATTAATTTATCTTCTAATGTAGATTTATTCATACTAAGCCTCCTTATCTTCTTGGTGGTTTTACAAACATAATGCTTAAATCTTTTCCTTTTGGAACGCCTTCTAATAATTCATCTTCTTGTATATCAAAAGTCCTGCAATACTTCTTCATACATTGATATATAAAATATTGTTTTTCGTTAGATCCTGTTTGATTACTTGCCTTTTCTAATAAATCAAATATATAATCTAATGCCTTTTTAAATGGATTTAATTCAAATTCTTCTTCTGTCATTGTTTTTATATTTTTAATCTTATTTAATCTTTCCTTATATTCATTATTTTTATCAATTAATTCTTTAAGTTCTATATAAGGCATTGTTACTGTTGCTTTTTCTAGCATTGCTTTCTTTCTCACTTTCTTTTTTAAGATATTTCATATTATTTATTTAGTAAACATATAAATTAAATATTGGTACCAAGAAGTGCCAGGGCCTTTTTTTACAAAATTTTAGAATTGCTAACTAAAAAATACCGCACATTCATTTTGAATAATACGGTATTTATATAAATTTAGTTTTTTAATTTTATAGAACTAAATCTACAAAGCTATATAAATTACTACCCTTGAGACATTTGTTGTTTAACAACTGCAATTTCTTCTGGAGTTGCTGGTTGCGCTGGTATATAATATCCCTTTTCTTTAGCTTTAGTGAAAAGATTATATTGACGACATTCATCTTGATTTCTCATTTGCTGAATTGTTTCACGTAATTGTTGATTTTCACATTGAGCAATTATACCACCATATCCTGCTAAACTTGCATTTAATCCAGCAAGGTAATCACTTATCATTTCTTTTTCTTGCATATTTTACACCTCCTAATTTAAAAATTCCATTAATTTTGCTTTACTTGCTTTTGCATCTTCAGAGTCTTTTTTTAACATCTCTTTTAATGTTGGGTCAGTACATTGTTGTGAATAGTATTCTAACTTTTTCTCAATAGTACAATGAGCTCCAATTAAATGACGTAGATTTTGTAGTTCAAGCTGATTTAAGTTTGCCATTATTTTCACCTCCAATTTAATAACTTCAATACTTAATATTTTCAAAATAGAAT